TGGCTTTACGAGCTATGGAAGTACGGGATTACGAGGACGCAGCGGATGAATTCCTAGATTCGCTGTGGGCTACCCAAGTAGGTCAACGAGCTATGGAAGTCACCTATATGATTCGGTTCGGAGAATACTATGTATGATGAATCGGCCTACTCTATCGGTAAGAATTTAACCGCAGGAGTAAGCAACACTTTGTTTACTGTACCTACAGGCTATGAAGCTCGTGTGACTATGCTGTTCATAGCCAATGGCACAGGCTCTACTGCGGGTTATTCTGCCGCATGGCATGATGGCTCAGTCATTACCTTCCAAGCTAATAAGTCTCTTAACGATGGTGAATACGACCAGTTTGGTGGAGAAGGCGCATTCCTTGTGATGAATGAGGGAGATTACCTAACCGTAACTCCAGACTCAGGATCTACATTTACCGCAATAGTGTCATTCTTCTTGTTGAAGTCTGACGGCACTAAGTTTGATTTGACTATATGAATCTAAACATAAGTCTCCTTGATTGGCAGAAGGAAGTCTGGAACGACCCAACCCGTTTCAAGGTAGTTGCTGCGGGTCGTAGGACGGGCAAGTCTCGTCTTGCGGCCTACCTTTTGATAGTCAACGCCCTGAAGTCAGATAAGGGTCAGGTGTTCTATGTCGCACCAACCCAAGGCCAAGCACGAGACATTATGTGGAACTTGCTCCTAGAGATAGGACGACCAGTAATAGAAAACTCCCACGTTAATAATATGCAAGTCCGTCTAATCAACGGAACAACTATCAGCTTGAAAGGTGCGGACAGACCTGAGACTATGCGTGGTGTAAGCCTCAAGTTTCTGGTCATGGACGAATATGCGGACATGAAAGCAGACGTTTGGGAACTTATACTCCGACCTGCGTTGACAGACCTGAAAGGAGAGGCTTTGTTTATAGGTACACCCATGGGTAGAAATCATTTCTATGAACTCTACAAACTAGCCAGTTTAGGCGAAGACAAGACCTATAAATCATGGCACTTCACCAGTTACGACAACAACCTCCTAGAGAAGTCGGAAATTGATGCAGCAAAGAAATCCATGTCCTCCTACGCATTCCGTCAGGAATTCCTAGCCTCGTTTGAAGCTAGAGGCTCTGAGATGTTCAAGGAGGATTGGATAAAGTTTGACGAGGAAGAGCCGACTACTGGTGATTACTATGTCGCCATTGACCTCGCGGGATTTGAAGAAGTAGGCAAGAAGACCAAAAATAAGAAACTTGACAACACCGCAATCGCTGTGGTAAAAGTCGGCGAATATGGATGGTGGGTTTGTGATATAATAGCCGGACGTTGGGAGTTGAATGAGACTGCCCAGAAGATATTTCAGGTTGTTAGAGATTACGAACCAGTATCAGTAGGGATAGAGAAGGGTATTGCTAGGCAAGCCGTCATGTCCCCGCTGACCGATCTCATGAGGAAATATCAGCGTTTCTTCCGTGTAGAGGAATTAACTCACGGTAACAAGAAGAAGACAGACCGTGTGATGTGGGCATTACAGGGTAGGTTCGAGAATGGCGTTTGTACTCTTAACAAAGGAGAGTGGAACGTACAATTCATGGACGAGATATTTCAATTCCCTGATGCTCTTACACACGATGACATGGTGGACGCACTAGCCTACATAGATCAGTTGGCTACTGTGTCCTACGCTTATGACTTTGAGATTGATGAATACGAAGTCATAGATTCTGTTTCGGGATATTAATATGCTAGAAAGCAACGAAGATAAATTCGGCATAGAAGAGACGCTTGAGTCTTGGGTAATGGAGAAGTGCCGTGAGTGGCGCGACCATTACGAGTCAAACTACGAAAACAAGTTTGACGAATACTACCGTCTCTGGCGCGGAATATTCTCTTCGGAAGACCGTAACAGAGATTCTGAGCGGTCACAGATTATCTCTCCTGCCCTACAGCAAGCCGTAGAGTCTTCTGTTGCAGAGATTGAAGAAGCAACCTTTGGGCGTGGCAAGTTCTTTGATATTAAGGATGATGACCAACAACCACAGGACGTAGCGTACCTTCGCGATCAGTTAACAAAAGATTTCAAAAAGAACAAAGTCCGCAAGGCAGTGGGTGAGTGTTTGATTAACGCCGCTGTATACGGAACAGGTATTGCCGAGTTAGTCCTCGAAGAAAGAAAAGATATGCGTCCTGCTTCGCGTCCTACTATGGACGGTCAACTACAAGAAGTAGGCGTTGAAATGTTTGACAGGACTGTGTGTAAGCTACGCAGCATCCAACCACAGAACTTCTTGATTGATCCAGTTGCTACCAGTGTAGACGAATCTATCGGTGTAGCCATTGATGAGTTTGTTCCCGTTCATCAAGTAGAACTCTTGCAAGAGAAAGGCGTGTATAAGGACGTACCATTTAACTATGCGTACCCTGACATAGACCTAGATGCAGACCACGAACTTACCACGCAACCTACAGATAAGGTTCGTCTCACCAAGTATTATGGTCTAGTCCCCCGCCACTTACTTGAGAATGACGACCTGTATGAAGAGGTTGAAGAGCTAGTACCAAGTGACGAGGATAAGACCTACTACGTTGAGGCAATCGTGGTAATAGCGAACGGTGGTACTCTGCTGAAAGCCGAGAAGAACCCGTACATGATGCAGGATCGCCCAGTTATTGCGTTCCCGTGGGACGTAGTACCTAACCGATTTTGGGGAAGAGGCGTATGTGAGAAGGGTTATAACTCACAGAAAGCCTTGGACGCAGAACTCCGCGCTAGAATTGATGCACTAGCTTTGACCGTCCATCCTATGATGGCTATGGACGCAACTAGACTTCCTCGCGGAGCACGACCTGAGATTAAAGCAGGCAAAATTATTCTTACGAATGGTAACCCTGCTGAGGTTCTACAGCCGTTTAACTTCGGTCAGGTCAATCAGATTACATTCGCACAAGCAGGCGAGCTACAGAAGATGGTTCAGACTGCTACTGGTGCTATAGATTCTGCGGGAATTCCTGGATCTATCAATGGTGAGGCAACAGCGGCAGGTATATCTATGTCTCTTGGTGCGATCATTAAACGCCACAAGAGGACGTTGATTAACTTCCAAGAGTCATTCTTAATCCCATTTGTCTCAAAAGCTGCGTACAGATATATGCAGTTCGAGCCAGAGATTTACCCTGTTGCGGACTATCAGTTTGAAGTCTCTTCTTCTCTTGGCATTATCGCCAGAGAATACGAAGTCACACAACTGGTACAATTACTACAGACTATGGGTCAAGACTCACCTCTGTATCCTACTTTGATTCAATCCATCATTGATAATATGAATCTCAGTAACAGAGAAGAACTCATTGCTAGACTTGAACAAGCTGCTCAACCTTCTCCTGAGCAACAGCAAGCAGCACAAGCTGCACAGCAAGTACAGATGGAGTTCCAACAGTCTCAAACTAACGCACTTAACGGACAGGCTGCTGAGTCTCAAGCACGAGCACAGAAGATTGCAGCAGAGACTAAGGCTATTCCTGTTGAGTTGGAGACAGATCAAATCAAAGCCATCACTGCCAATCTTAAAGTTGGCACAGCAGATGACAAAGAGTTTGAACGCCGACTCAAGGTGGCTGACACAGCACTGAAGGAGAAGAGATTAAACCTTGACGCAGCAAAGGCTATATCCTAATGGTCAGTCAACGCGAGTTACAGGAAGTCGTTACGCAGATCAACGTCATCCTAGAACGCCTAGACCAAAGACTACAACTTGTAGAATCAACGCAGAACTCGCTTCTACACGAACTGAAGAACGACATAAAGAAAGAAGCGAAGAAGCGGGGCAAGAATGGATAAAGCAATAGAACAGTATTACGACAACCTGCAAGATATGTTTATGACCGCAGGTTGGAAAGGATTGATTGAAGAGCTGAGTGCCAATGCTCTTCACATAAATTCAGTTGAGGCAACAAAAGATAACGAGGATTTGTACTTCCGTAAAGGACAGTTGAACATCCTCTCTTTTATTCTCAACTTAGAATCTACCATTGACCACATACAGAAAGAGGGTAGCGATGAAGGTATTTGATTTCCAGTGTAGTGAAGGCCACATCAATGAGGCTTTTATTCGTAGTGGAGATGAAGACTTGAGTCGTCCTTGTCCTGAATGTGGCAATGACAGTAGTAGGATTATCTCTGCGGCTACAGTAGTCCTTGACCCTATATCCGGTGCTTTTCCGGGAGCAACGATGAAGTGGGCAAGAGATAGACAGCAGAAGATAAAAAAGGAACGCAAGGTAGCCAATCAATAAGTCCCACTTTCGGGGTAGCTTAGTTGGTCTTGTTAGGAGTTTAATAGTGGCACAATTAATTGATGATCGTACGCAAGAGGTAGATGAAGTAGAAACAGAGGAAGCAGTCTCGGAAGAGGTAGCTGCTGAACCAGATACAGAGGAATTACCACAGCACTATCGCGGTAAAACTCCTGCTGAGTTAATCAAGATGCACCAAGAGGCTGAGTCTAGGCTTGGTCAACAAGGTGAAGAAGTAGGTAAACTCAGAAGTATTGTTGACGACTTCATTCTTAAGCAAACTAAATCAAATGAACCGGACGAGGCTGAAGAGATAGACTTCTTCGCTGATCCTGATAAAGCTGTAGAACACAAGATTGCAAACCATCCAACACTAAAGCAGTTGGAGCAACTCGGTGCTCAGATGCAACAAAGTCAGACGTTATCTGCGTTACAGCAGAAGCATCCTGACCTGAAGGAAATTGCTGTTAGTCCAGAGTTTCAACAATGGATTATGGGCAGCAAGGTTCGTCAGCAGTTATACGAACAAGCGAACAACCAATACAACTACGATGCGGCAGATGAACTCTTCTCTACATGGAAAGAGATTCGCAATGTCACAAAGCAGACTGTAGAAGTTGAACGCAAAGAACGTAAACAAGCATTGAACGCAGCGTCAACAGGTGGAGCTTCAGGTAGTACAGAAGCGCCAAGCAAGAAGATATATCGAAGAGCCGACATTATTGAACTAATGCGGACTGACCCGAAACGCTACCAAGCCATGTCTAATGAAATCATGCAAGCCTATCGGGAAAACCGTGTAAGAAACTAACTTAGACTTACAGGTATATTGAAATGGCAACATCTACTTTCCCCGCTACTGGCGGTTTTGTTGATAACACTTCTGCGGCAACTTTTGTCCCAGAAATTTGGAGTGACGAGATCCGTGCTGCGTATGAGAAGAATCTCATCCTCGCGAACCTTGTTAAGAAAATGTCTATGTCAGGTAAGAAAGGGGACACTATCCATGTTCCTGCTCCTATCCGTGGCGCAGCATACGCTAAAGCAGAAAACACTGCGGTCACTGTACAGAACGACACAGAGTCAGAAGTACAGATCGTCATTGACAAGCACTACGAATACTCACGCATCATCGAAGATATTACTGAAGTGCAAGCTCTTGCTTCACTCCGTAACTTCTACACTGGTGACGCAGGTTATGCGCTTGCTCGTCAAATTGACAACGACCTCTTTGCTCTTGGTAAGTCACTAGGTGACGGCGATGGTTCTGATTGGACTAACTCTGCTGTCTTCTACAATGACGCATCAACTGGTCTGACTGCTTACGCTGCTGACACTGTTGCGGCTGGTGACGTTTTCACTGACGCTGCTTTCCGTGCATTGATCCAGAAGCAAGACGATGCGGACGTTCCTATGGACAACCGTGCGTTTGTCATTCCTCCTTCACTGCGTAACGCAATCATGGGTATTGATCGTTATGTATCATCTGACTTCGTTGGTGGTCAGGTTGTACAGAACGGCAAGATCGGTAACCTCTACGGTATTGACGTATACGTTAGCTCTAACTGCCCTGTAATTGAAACTGCTGCTGATAACTCAGCCGGTGGCGACATCAAGGCAGCTATGCTTATCCATCAGGACACACTGATCCTCGCGGAGCAGGTTGGTGTTCGTTCGCAGACTCAGTACAAGCAAGAGTTCCTCGGCACTCTGTACACTGCGGACACTCTCTACGGTGTTAAGGCATACCGCCCTGACAGTGGCTTTGTTCTTGCTGTAAACGGCTAAGACAACTAAGCGGAGATGGGGGTAGGGCAACCTGCCCCCTTATCTTATGAGTAAAAAAGACCCAAGAATATCCAAGTTAGGCGTTAGTGGGTATAACAAGCCCAAACGTACCCCTAACCATCCAACGAAAAGCCATGTTGTTTTGGCTAAAGTAGGGGATGAAGTTAAGACCG